ACCGGTTCGCACATTAACATTCTGTGCATTTTTATTTCCGAGTTAGCTTTTGATTGACCTCGAATATTGGTTACAAAATAGAAACCGCCTGTATTCTTGTCATAATGAGCGTGCCACGGAAATAAATTTACTTTGTCTAAATCGCTTTTATCGAATTTGCCGATAACGACTTTGTCTTTCCACTTGACGTGCACTTCCATGTACTCATCTTTGTCGACGTATATATTTTCCCTACGTCTGCGACGAGGCATGTTTCTTCCCGTCAATTTCATATTAACTACCTCCCAAGTAGTTCCCATTTAGTATATGAGGGCAGGAAGGTGGGTGCCTTCTTTTCGTCCCGTCGGACTAGCCCTTAATCATTATTATACCAGATATTTTACGCCGGATCGACACCAGTAGATCCAATTGTATACCAAGGGCTGTTGTAACCATAGCTCCACCGGCCAATAATTTTGAACTTTGTCACTTCAGTGTCAAAGTCTTGAATTGTACCATTTTCCGGCTTGCGACGCCAGAACCATTTTGCATTTTGCCGTTTTCTCGCCGAATCGAATCCGAACCATGCGGTTTGACTCTTCAAGAACGGGTTAACAATCACCCTAACGTTGCCTTCAAACACGTTGATATTGAAGTTATTGGAACCCGGTTCATAACCCATGCCTTTACCGTCGATACCTGCAATTTGGAAGGCTACTCGCATGTTATACGGATGGACCATGATTTCATCTAACGTCGCAGCCATAAGAACGCCACGATCATCAACCCAACCTTGAGCCATTACATTTGCTTCATCCCATGAATCAATAGTAAGTTCTTTCGTCATGATATTAGCTTGAACATCTGTGTTATCCGTAGGCGAAAATGGATGTGATGCCGAATAAAGTGGTTGTCCATCCGGTCCTACAAACGTTTTCGGTTTGCCGATATAATTTGTTCCAGACGAGTTGAATCCATTGTTGTAAAACTCTACGGCTTGCATTTGCTGCGTCTTATAAACAGCGTCAGCCATGTTGACGATAATGTCTTTGAGTTGCGGAACCTTTAAATCGTCGATAAAATCGCGTTCAATTTCACGCCCAAGAGAGTATTTAACGTGTTCGTAAGTAACTTTCCAAAGTTGTTGAACTTCGCCATATCCGACTTGATTATTAGTATCTTTCCAAGGCATCATCAGCCCTTCGCCACCAGCGCCGTCGTACATTTCCAGCGCTTTGTCGGAGCTTTCCACGCCGTACAGAAGCGAGATAAAATCCTTTTTGAGCTTAGCGTCCATTTCGTTCTGATAAATGCCGCGGAATACCGGTTGTAGGACAAGTGGGTCCCATTGCAAATACGATTGAACTGCCATGTCTGATTTCCCCCTTTATTAGCTGAACTGACGGAGTTTAAAGCACACCGTCGCCACTTTGTTAGTTGTGTCGATATCTTTCACGGCAATTGCACCACCTGCAACGGTTGCAGAATCGACAGAAAGCCCATCCGTTGCAATAGCTACGGCATTTGCGCCTTCTGTAAAACCTCCTGCAGGAGTGCCTGTATACTTGACGTTGAACCAATCACCGGGACGAATCAGGATAACATCGCATTCTTGATCGGTTCCCGCGGATACGTCTGCAACGAGAATTCCGCCTGGAACGTCGGTTCCGCTCGCTTTCGTCCACCGACCGCTTACGAGCTTCACCGTTTCGCCAGCTTTACCGGCTTCGGAGTCCGTGAACAGTTTGTTCGTGATTCTTGTTTCGTCTTGGTGCGCATCGTTATAAGCCCAGCTAAATCCGGGGCCAAATAGGGCGAGTGCCATGATAAATCCTCCTCATTACATGAATTTTTTCGCTTTTTTCGGATCGAGTCCGAACATCTTGAACGCGCCTTTGACTACATCCGGAACCCCATCGTCCGTTTCGGGCGATACATTCTTTTCGACCGCAGCGCGTTTATTGAGTCTGCTGTCTTTGATAGCCGCTTGACGGCCCTTGCTGCGCTCCTCTGCCAGAATCTTGTCTCGATGAACAAGTTCGTAAGCATCGAGCGGATGATAACCGCGTTTGAGCTTGGCATCCATATCCGGCGTAAGCCATTCGGCGTCATCGGAGTTGGCCAAATCCGGGTATTTGGTGAACAGTTCTTCCCATTGCTTCTCAAGCGTGCTGCGCTCTTGGGCAGCTTTGCTTTCTTGTTCCCGCTTATCGCGCTCTGCAATGGCCTCTTGGGCTTGTTTCATGAGCGGATGATTTTCGATGAACTGCTCGACCTTTTCCGGGTCGAGTCCTGCGCTTTCTGCATCTTCGCGGATCTGCTTTTTCAAATCTTCGAATTGATCCTTTTCACGCTGTTTTGCCTGTTCTTCCAGCTTGTCAAGGGATTGCAGATAATCCTCGTGAGAATCGAACCCCGCGAGTTTGGCGGCTCGCTGTAAGGCTTTCTCAAGCTCAGATTTCCGTTCCCTTTCCTTGTCAAGTGCAAGTCCTTTTTGGAGGTATTCGTCGATCTGGCCTTCCTCGATTTCAACCTCTTTCTTGTTGAACTTCACTTTCCGGACGCTCTTCGTCTGCTCTGTGGCTGAAGCTTCCGTATTGTCGTCCTCGTCTTCTTCCTCATTTGTAGTCTCTTCTGCGGCTTTCTGCGGATTTTTTGCTTCATAACCTAAGTGAGACATGATCTCCGCGTATTGCTCGTCAGAAAGTCCTTTTTGTTCGTCTGGAACGTCCTCGCTATGGCTGGCGACTTGTTCACTCATGGGTAAATCCTCCTTATCGAATATCCGCTATGGCTGGCGGAAGAAATAAGCAATAGAAAAGGCCGATGGATTCTCACCAACGGCCTGTAATTCATTTCTTTTTCGGTTTGAAATTCCCCTCACGAGCCATTTCATTAATTGAATCTTTTGCTATTTCAAGCATCCCCAGAGCATTTCGGTAAGAATAAGTGTCATAATAGCTTCCGCCTTCTTCATCTTTCATTTGATAAATAAAAATAAATTCATCCAAATCATGAAAATTTTCTTCAATCCAATTGATAAGACCTGTTTTCGATTCTGGGTAAATGCGCTTTACTTCGCACATATTTCACTTCCCCTTCGCAGCCCGTTTGCGACCGGCAGCAGCCATGCTCGCCATTTTTTTAGCGCCGTACTTTGCTCGACCGGCAGCGGCAGCTACGGCTTTTGCACTGTCCGCACTCATTCCTTTGCTTTCAAGTGATTGCGTAAACTTTTGAAATCTTCCGCCGCCTCCGGGCTTCATTGACTTAGCCATTCGCATTCCCTCCTTGATTTTGATTTTGCATCATCTGCGTTTGCGCATGGTCCTGAATCATCTTGTTCACCGTCTGCGCTTCTTGCATCATTTGCTTGCGCTCTTGGATATGTTGGTTAAACCTTTGTTGATCGGCGTTCATGGCTAGTTTCTGAGCATCGAGCTGCATCTTTTGACCGTTCACGTTGCCGAGTTCTTGCTGTAGTTGCTGATTTTGTTGCATAAGCTGAGCAAGTTGCTCTTGCAGCTGCTGGTTCTGCATTTGCATCTGCTGCATTTGGCCTTGTTGGTTCGCCTTCTGCTGGATGCGCTTTTCGATTACATCCATGGATTCCATTCGACCATTTTGCACAACGTATTGCACTGCTTCGGCATCGATGATCGGCAAATGCGTAATCGGATCGGCTAAAGGAAGCAGATTAAACGCGAGCTGCAACCAATACTGCGTATCGGTCGGTTTCTCCGCGGTAATCTTCACGATCACATCAAACTGCGGCACGTATTCCTCCATCACACGAGCTTCGTTCTTTTGCCCATCATCCGTCTTTTGTTCATAGGTTGTAGGAGCATACGATATCAACGAATCACGGCTCATGTTAACGCTCATTCCGGTAACTCTTGCTATGCGCTGGTCCGTGTAAAACTGTGCAATAAGCTCTACGTACTGGCAGAACACGTCCGATAGAGCATCGCTGAGCAAGTCAGAAACCGTGTTTAGGCGCGTACTCGCCGCTGCAATGAGTGCTTTCGCTTGTTCTCCGCTCGTTACATTGGAGTTAGGCTGACCGTTTGAACTATCGTACTGCCCTGGTATCTTTTGCAACATGTCCTGATAATACTTGAGCATGTTGAACACGGTTTCCGGTGCGTCTACGCCTTGAAGCTCTTTCCAATCGTTCATTCGACCCGTGGCTATCGGGAGCATTGCACCTTCGGTAGAACGTTGCTCTTTCCACGTGTTAGGCTTCGTGATTGCGCCTTCCTCGTACACAATCGCACTGTTGCCGCTTTTCGCACTCGTCTCCACAGCGATCTCAGCGAACTTATTGAGCATAATTTGCGGCTTTATCATATCCCGCATAAACCCCTTACCCCATACGTTGCGACCATTAGGGAACAGCGTACGCGCTGTGAAAGGGTATTGCCCATGATCGTACACGTAGGATTTATGCTCAAGAAATACGCCGCTAGTGGAGATATAAGCGCAATGAACTCCCTCCATCGTGCCTTTGGACTTCGCCAAACATTCGGATGGGTCGTTCCCTTCTGATAGCTTTTCGTCGGCCATTTCCTTGAACAACTGTTTATCTTCGTCCGTCATCATCTTAGGGAGGCCGCGATACCAATACTCGATCAATCCCGCTGTGTTCGTTTGGGTCGAAGCATCAAACGGAGACCGCGTCGATTCGGTATAGTTGAACGTCTTCTGTGCCATACCGTAGTTGGGATAGTTGAATATTTGTACATCTTGCGCCGTATTATCCGATTGCACCTTATGACCTTGATCGGGCCAACGCTCTTGGAAGTATTCCAGCGGTTTCCGGGTATTGATAATGATCGCGCCCATGTCCTGCAAATACAAAAAGTCCGTGATGCGTGGATCGGGGAAGAAGCTCCCTAAGTCCACCGGGATAATGTCGTTGCGTCCTTCGTACTTGTAATTACCGCGGCCACCTTCCACATTCGGGTCAAACAGCGTTTTAATGATGAATGGACCGTGGATGATGCATTGCCTCAGAGCGTGAATATATTTCTGCTTGAATTTAATTTGGTTTAACTCATATGGCATGAATGCATTCAAATCCCGCGCTTTCTGTTCGTCTCCCGGTTCCTGCGCTTGAAAGTCCGGCCATGGGTCCCAACCGCTAAGTTTACCGATGATCGATTCGATTTGAGCCCATGCGATGTTATCGACGCTATTCGGCCGCAAACGCATTACATTGGGCGAGCGCAAGCCATACCAATGATCGCCTTGGTAGAAGCGCATTTCCTCTTGCCACAAAGGTTCGATCATTTGCCGAGCTGATTTAAACACGGT